GGCCGCTGACTCTAGACAGGAGCCGGACTCCCCAAAACCGGTAGTTGCGAGCGACGCGACTGGACTGGCCGAGGACGGGCAGCCGCCACCCACTGCGGGTGGAGGAAGCGCACACATTCGGTTGGTACTGAAAGCTGCTAGCGAGCAACGGACTCCACCTCTTCAAGCCTGGTGCGAAACCGTCAGTAGTCAAATGGGCGGCTCTGGCCAGGAAGTCGAAAGGTGGACGGTCTGCCGGCAACCGCAACCATCCACAAGCGGATGAGATGCCGGCACCAAGACTCAACAAGGACGAAACGAGCCCGCTGGGAAGCGCTGCTCGTCCGCCGGTGGATGCCGGTGCCGATGAGTCCCCAAGGAGGAAACACCATGGCCGAGAACAACACCCCCAGCAAGAAGACCTTCGCTGAGCGGGCGGCCACCGAGCCCACCGACCTCCACAAGGCGTTCGCCGAGTGGATCGAGGCCAAGACGGGCATCAAGCCCGACCTCAAGACGGTGCAGCTCGCGGTGACCCTGCGCATGGACTTCCAGTCCAGCGAGGAGAACCAGAAGGCTCTCGCCGAGCGCAAGGCCGAGGCCGCCAAGAAGGCGGAGGAGGCCAAGGCTCGGAAGCTGGCCAAGCTGGAGGCCGAGCTCGCCAAGCTCAAGGGCGAGGAGGCCAAGGACGCGGAGAAGTCCGAGGAGCCCGCTGAGGCCCCGAAGGACGACGCCGAGTCCGCCGGTGAGGCCGAGGCGGAGAGCGCCCCGGAGACGGCCACGGAGGCTGTCGAGGAGCCCAAGGAGGACGCGCCCAAGCCGCGTGCTCGCCGGGCTCGCCGGAGCACCACCAAGTAACACCCCGTGATCGCCCCCGGTCGAGGAGACTTCGAGTCCCTCGACCGGGGTGCAGGGGCAAGGACGAAACCTAGGGGCTCCGGCCCCGATGGTCCGGCGCTGGATGGCGCTGCTGAGGAGTCCCCGAGGAGGATGCATGGAGCAGGTCTGGAACATCTACAAGGTTCTCGTCGAGGAGGACCGCGAGGAGCACACGGCGGTCTTCACGGACGAGGACCTGGCCAACGACGCGATCAACCGGCTGCGGCTGCGAGACGCGGACGACAACGAGGTCGACTGGAACCTCCGGTCGTGCAGCGTCAACCCGACGCCCGAGATGCTGGAGCTCCCCAAGACGCTCCGCGAGATGGGCTGCGACGACCTGATCAAGGCCGCGTTCATCGAGCTGTGCAACAACGGCAAGATGTACGTTCCGCTCTGGATCAACCCGGCGTGGCTGGTGCACGAGCTCAAGGCGCGCCACGACATCGGGATCGACTTCAAGGGTCGCCAGATGACCCTGGTGGGCGAGGCTGAGCGCAAGCGTCGCCACGAGTTCGGCATCCCGGACGAGAACGCGCCGAGCGACTTCGGCACGGACGACGCGGGGTTCGTTGAGACGCGGGACTGATGCTCGGAAGATGGGGTAGGGACGAGGTCACAGGAGGCCTCGTCCTGCTCGCCCTGTACGTCGTATGGCAATGGCTCAAGTAGACAAGGACACTGCAGCATGAAGTTGGACAGACTGATCGAAGACCTCCTGGCGATCCAGGAGGAGCTCAAGGCGAACGACGTCGACACCAGCGAGGTCGACGTGCTTGCCGGCATCCAGCCGAGCTACCCGCTCACCGGGGTCGTCCTGGGAGCCATCTCGGGCGAGGACCTCGCCGAGCACACGGAGGACCTCGACGAGAACTTCCGCAAGGCGGTCTGGGTCGCCACCGACCAGGTCAGCTCGTACTCCGACTACCGACCGTACGCGCCCCGTCCGCTCTGGGAGGCTCTCCGGTGAACGCCGAGGTCTGCATCAGCTGGGCTCAGAAGGGGTCCAGCTGCTACCTGTGTCACGACAAGGCGGCTGTGTGCGCCATCCCTCGCGACACCGACGACCCGGACATCACGCCCGAGGCTGGCGAGTGGTACCCCATGGGGCTCCTCTCCTGCTGGGGCTGCATCCGGAAGATCATCACCATGCTCATGTCCGACCCCAAGCTCCCCGAGCGCGAGGCGGACGCGCTGGAGGAGGACGTCAAGGCGCTCCGACCCAGCAGGCTCGAAGAGCTGGAGCACAAGATCGACGAGACGATCGAGGAGCTCGACAAGTGACCAGCTTCGCCAAGAACTGGTGGCGTAAGCACGACATGGACCGCGACGGCAAAGGATGCTTCGCGGTCCTGCTCGTGATCGGAGGAGCCATCCTCTTCGTTGGTGTCGGTCTCGGCATCATCTTCACCGTGACGGTCGCCGCCGCGTTCTGATCCTCAGCCAGGACGAAACCAGCCCGTCGGGAGACGTTGCTGGTCCGCCGGTAAGGTACCGGTGCTGACGAGTCCCGAGGAGATTCGCACATGTCCGAAACCACGAACCCGATGCTTGCTCGGATCCAGGCGGTCCTGAACAAGGCGGAGGGCACGGACAACCCCGCAGAGCGTGAGGCCTACCTTGAGAAGGCCGAGCAGCTCATGCAGAAGTACTCCATCGACGCCGCGATGCTGTCCGAGGCCAAGCGGCTCGCCGGTGGTGTGCAGGAGACGCCCGAGAAGGTGCTCTTCGAGTTCATGCCGGCAAACGACAAGCTGGGCAACCAGTGGTACAACCTGATCATCGCCGTGGCCGAGCACTACGACTGCCAGTTCTTCGGCTGGACGTCGGGCAACGGTTACCTGGTCGGGTTCCCGTCGAACATCGAGCTGGTCGGCATGGTCTACACGTCGCTGCGGCTCCAGGCGCTGCAGAAGCTCGACCCCAAGCCGAACAAGGCGCTGGGATACGACGAGAATGTCTACATCCTCCACGAGGCGGGCATCAAGTGGCGGACCATCGCCCACCTGATGAACCAGGCGTACCACGAGGCCACGGAGCTCGGCCTGCCGCTCGGACCCGGCTGGGAGATCACCCCCTGGGAGGTAGACTCTGCCGGCAAGGGCAAGAAGGATGGCGGTCGCCTCATCCGGGCGGCCAAGCGCTGGTGCAAGGACATCGGCGAGCCGTACCGTGCGGTGCAGTCGCCGATCACGTTCCAGCGGTCCTACGCGCAGGGCTTCCTCAACGAGGTGCGACGCCGGTTCGCCGCGCTGCGCAAGTACAAGGAGGACCAGGTCGCGTCGACGACCGGCGCGGAGCTCGTCCTGTTCGACCGCAAGAAGCTGGTCGACGAGATGATGGAGGAGCTGAAGAAGCTGCTCGGTCACAAGGACGGCAAGGGCTACAGGCAGCGCATCGTGGGCGAGGCGTACAAGCGTGGCCAGCGCGACGGCAGCACGGCCGACCTCGGCCAGAGCCGCGTGCAGGGTGGCCGGAAGGCGATCGGCTGATGAAGCGCTCCGACCTGGCTCGTGTCCGGTCGGTTCAGGAGAACCGGACCTCGGCGTTCCACTCCAGCAAGCTGTGGACGAGCGACGAGGTCCGGTTCCTCCGGGACGCCTGGGACGAGTTCAAGCGCGAGGAGATCGCTGCCGCCCTCGGACGGACGACGACCTCCATCGAGAACAAGTACCGCTCTGAGAAGCGCGAGGGATGGCCGACGCTCCAGCCGGGTGGCGCGGTCTTCATCGACAACTGCCCGGAGACCACAGAGAGGATGGAGGCTCTGCGATGAGGTGTGGCAACTGCAAGGGCGACCACCCCAGCGTGGCGCAGGTCAAGGCGTGCTTCGCCAACAACGAGGGTCAGCCCAGTGCCAAGCAGATGTCGCTGGCGCAGGCGCTCGGTCGCGAGAAGGTCAGGCTGCCGGAGTACGCGGCGCTGAGCGAGGAGGACTACCACCTCGCGATCGCCGGGCTCAGCAGGAAGCAGATGGGCGACTTCCTGACCAAGATGCTCAAGCAGCCGAATGCCGGCATGAGCAGGGACGAGCTCTTCGAGCGCGTGGACAACGGCAAGTACGCGCTGCGGAACGAGGACGACGACGACATCCGGTTCTACGCCATCGGCGGGACTCGGCACCGCGTCCTGTGGGAGCTGACCGGGGCACCTGGCGACTTCAAGATGCAGCGCATCTACAGGCCGGAGAAGATCCTCAAGCGCATCGGTGACGACCCGGTCGCCGCCTTCGCGCTGTTCGGCATCAGCGTCGGGACGTGCGGACGGTGCGGCTCGCCGCTGACCCAGAAGCACACCAGGGAGCGCGGCATCGGTGACACCTGCTACGCCAAGCTGATGGCGTGATGCAGATGACCCGACACGAGTTCTGGAAGTGCGTCCTCTGGGGCGTCGTGCTCGGCTGCGCCCTGAGGGTCGTCGTCGAGATCGCCCAGGCCCTGTAAACGGGCGCGTAACGGCTCGGCGCGACCGCGTCGGGCAAAGGTACTCAGGGACGGCCCCGGAGCCGCCTACGACCCCGTAGGATCGCTCCTCGGGCCGTCCCTGCGTTTGTCCTCGGCTCGGAGGCCGACGATGAGATGGAATGACATCCCGGAGGGCACGTCGTTCGCCATGTCCCAGAAGGGCGTGGACGAGCTGCGTGCCGGCAAGCCCAAGGCGTTCGGCTACGGCATCATCTGCGGAGCAGTCCTGACGCTCGTTCTGCAGAGCTGCGCGAGCGACGACTCCGCGACGGACGACAGCCCCAAGCCGGGGCAGTCCGCAACCGCAACCCACAAGCCCGGCAACTAGAACAAGAGAGCGAGCAGCACTACTCATGGAGCACATCGGACTCGTCGGAGCACTGGTGATCGTCGGCCACATCGTGGTCGGTCTGGGTACGGGGGCTCTGGGCCTCTGGATGCAGCGCCGGTTCTTCCTCCACGCCGACGAGGACCAGTCGTTCGCCATCCCCGGCACGGTAGCGTTCTTCACCTCGTTGACCTACTTCTGGGTGGTGATCCAGCTTGACACGTGGACGTGACAGAGCAGACTGGAAGACGGTGTGGCTCGGCGTGGCGCAGTCAGTGGCCATGCGCAGCTCGTGCTTGCGTTCTCAGGTCGGAGCGGTGCTCGTTGTTGACGACTACTGGACGTACGTCGGATACAACGGACCTCGCTCCGGCCGACCCAACTGCGACATCGGCGGGTGTCCGCGCGGCCTGCTCACTGCCGAGCAGCTGCCGCACGGAGCCCGGTTCGACGGAGCGGGAGAGTGCGAGGCCGTGCACGCGGAGATCAATGCCGCGATGAAGTACTTCAGGCACTACAAGCAAGTCACCCCGGACGTGATGCTGTACTCGACGCGTGAGCCTTGCGAGCGCTGCTGGGACGAGCTGATCGAGATGGGGTTCATGCGCGACCAGATCGTATGGAGTAGCTGATGCCGGCACCGAGGGTGCATATCGAGCTCGACGAGAAGGGTGACCGGATCGTCCTGCGCAGTCCGTTCTTCCCTGGCGTGAGCGAGATGTGCCAGGAGGTTCCAGGCCACAACTGGTCCAAGACGAAGCGGTACTGGACATACCCGGTGTCGCTTCACACCTGCCGACTGCTGCGCCACGTCTTCACTGACATGCTGCACATCGGACCTCGGCTCACGTCCTGGGCTCGCTTGGCGCGAGCTGAGGAAGAAGCCATGCGGTCGCTAGGACAGCTGCGAGACACCGAGCTGGACCGCCTGCACGAGATCCTTCCCCGGCTGGCAGGGGCGATGGATACGAGGACCTATCAGCGTGTGGGTGCCTCGTTCCTAGCTCAGCAGCCGCAAGGCGGGGTCCTGCTGGCGGACCAGCCCGGTCTGGGCAAGTCCATCCAGACGCTCGGAGGCATCGTCGAGCGCGGGCTTGAGGTCGGACTTCACCTGATCGCCTGCCCGGCCACGGCCATCAGGATCGTGTGGGAGAAGGAGGTTCGCAAGTGGACTGACTTTCGCGTGTTCCCCGTGGCTGGCAGCGCCCTCCAGAAGAAGCGAGCGATCAACGCCGCGCTGGAGGCTCCGGACGACGAGCCCCGGTTCGTCATCATCAATCCGGAGACGACGCGCATCAAGATGGGGCGCTGGTGTCAGAAGTGCAAGTCGTTCGTTGAGGACTTCAGCACTCCTGACGAGGACATCTTCCATCGCGAGGAGGGGCACAAGACTGCACCTCGTCCGTATGTGATCCAGTTCCCCGAGTTCTTCGAGCCGACCTGGACGAGCATCGTCGTCGACGAGTCGCACAGGTTCCTCAGCGGCATCAAGGGTGCACACGCCAAGACGCAGATCGCCGAGGGGCTCTGTCGCCTGCCGATCGACGAGGACGGGCTGAAGGTAGCCCTGAGCGGGACGCCCATCAAGGGCAACCCGGTCAACTTCTGGGGCGTGCTGCACTGGCTCGACCCAAAGACCTACAGCTCCAAGTGGACTTGGGCGTCTCAGTACTTGGAGGTCCAGGAGACACGGTTCGGACAGAGCATCGGCGGGCTGAACCCGGCTCGTGCGGAGGCTCTGTACCGATCGCTGGACTACGTGATGCTTCGCCGCACCAAGGCGGAGGTTGCAGAGGACCTTCCTCCCAAGCAGTACATCGAGCACTGGTGCGACCCGTCGCCGCAGCAGCAGAAGCAGTACGATGAGATGCGGGAGATGGGTGAGGCGATGTTCGGCGAGGAGGCTGTCTCCGTAACAGGAGTCCTCGCCGAACTCACCCGGCTCCGGCAGATCGCGACTGCGTACCAAGGTGCCGACGGCCCGATTATGTCCAAGAGCTGCAAGTGGACCTTCCTGCTTGAGCTGCTGGAGGAACGTGGCCTGGTCGGGGGCAACAGGTACGACAACGGCACCAAGTACGTCATAGCCTCGCAGTTCACACAGGTCATCGACGCCATGGAGGCGGAGTTCAAGAGGCTGAAGGTGCCGACGCTCAAGATCACGGGCAGCGTCACCCCGGCCAACCGGCTCAAGGCTCAGAACATCTTCCAGGCCGCTGGCGGGCCGCGCATCATGCTCATCAACACGATGGCTGGCGGCGTAGCGATCGACCTGGACCAGCACTGCGACGAGCTGTTCTTCATGGACGAGACGTTCATCCCGGACGACCAGGAACAGGTCGAAGACCGCATCCACCGGGTGTCTCGAATCCACCGCGTAACCATCCACTACCTCTACGCCAGGGGGAGCATAGACGAGAGCATCGCCCATTCGAATGTCGGTAAGGACGAGATCCAGAAGAAGATCTTGGACGGACGACGAGGGGTGAAGTTCGCGCTTCGACTGCTGAAGGAGTAACGTGGATATCAGGGACATTCTGTTCGTCATAACGCTCACGCTCGTGCCTTCCGCAATGGCATGGCGCGCATATCGCGTCGGCTACCAGGCAGGAAAGCAAGAGTGTGAATGTCGTCACAGAATCAAGGATCGATACTCCAGGCGTAGCAATCGCGAGACCGATTCCTGAAACACTCGAACACGGGCGATATGAGGTATAGTTGTCCGTGCCAACCCGATCCGATATGGAGCAACTCCCCATGAGTGAAGACAACGCGCGCTTCGAGAAGCTGGTCGACAAGGACCCGTCCGAGCTGCACGAGCGGTTCGCCGAGTGGATCGCCGACAAGACCGGCTACGAGGACGTGGACGTCAAGTCCGTGCAGATGGCCTGCGCCCTCCGCATCGAGTTCCAGAAGTCGCCGGAGAACCAGGCGGTGCTCGCCGAGAAGCGCGCGGCGGCCGAGAAGGCGGAGGCCGAGCGCGAGGAGCGCCGGGAGGCCCGCGAGCAGAAGAAGCGCGAGGAGGCCGAGGCCAAGGCCAAGAAGGCGGCCACCGCGAAGTCCAAGAAGGCCGAGGAGGCCGAGGAGGACGCGGAGGACGAGGCCGAGGAGAAGCCGAAGCCGACCCGTCGTCGCCGGGGTGCCGCCACCGCCAAGAAGGCCGCGCCCGTCGCCGAGGAGGCCGAGGAGGAGGCCGAGGAGCCCGCCGCCAAGCCGGTGTCCCGCCGTCGCCGCCGTCCGGCCGCTGCCGCGAAGGCCAAGCCCGCTCCGGTCGAGGACGACTTCGACGAGGACGACCTGGCCTGATCGCCTGCCGGCAGCAGCACCAACCGCACAACCCGAGGGGGACCGAGCCACCACCGGCCGGTCCCCCTCGTCATCCCCGGAGAGCAACATGCAGATCTTCCTCCTGATCCAGGACCCCGAAGGACCCCGAACCCGAGTTCGTGGCGTGTTCACGACGGCCGACAAGGCCAAGAACCACGACAAGGAGCTCAAGGGTGGATGGACCACCGGCCCGAGCATGGGCTGGTTCGACATCAACCGGGGGAGCCTGACGGGTATGCACCACATCGTCCGTCCGGCGCACGCCAACGAGGAGCTGGAGCTGTATGCCCACCATACAGATGCTGCGAACGTCTGAGCGAGGCACCTTCAAGGAGTGCCCTCAGAAGTGGCAGTGGTCCACCAACGAGGGCCTGGCAGCCAAGCGGGACTCGAACCCGCTCTGGTTCGGCCAGGGGATCCACATCGCGTTGGCCGAGTGGTATCGCAAGGGCAAGGAGCGCGGTCCGCACCCGGCTGACACCTGGGAGGACTTCTGCGCCGACGAGGAGCGCTACATCCCGACCGAGTACGACGAGGATGGAGCGAAGTTCGTCGAGGCGAAGGAGCTCGGCATCGCTATGATGGAGGGCTACGTCGACAAGTACGGCGAGGACGAGCACTGGGACGTCATCGCCACGGAGCAGACGTTCCGCCTCCTCATCGCCGACCCGCGCATCGACCGGCTGCCCAACGGCAAGAGGAAGGCGCTCGTGCGGTACGTCGGCACGTTCGACGGTGTGTACCGCGACACGGGGACGGGCGAGATCTTCCTCATGGAGCACAAGACGGCTGCCGGCATATCGACCGCGCATCTGCCGCTCGACGACCAGGCCGGTTCCTACTGGTACGTGGCCACGCGAGTGCTCCGCAAGCAGGGCCTGATCGGGCCACGCGAGGAGATCGCTGGCATCCAGTACAACTTCATGCGCAAGGGGCTGCCGGACGACCGGCCGACCAACGAGCGCGGCGAGGCCCTGAACAAGAACGGCAGCGTCTCCAAGAACCAACCGGCTCCGCTGTTCGTGCGCGAGATCGACTGGAAGTCGGAGGCCAACCGTCGCAACATGGAGCGTCGCATCCAGGACGAGGCGCTCCACATGGAGGCGATGCGCAACGGCACGCTTCCGATCTACAAGAGGCCGCAGAGGGACTGCTCCTGGCGATGCGAGTTCTACAAGATGTGCATGCTCGACGAAGCAGGTGCGGACGTAGAGGAGTACAAGGAGGCGGTCTACAAGAAGCGGGACCCGTACGGGGACCACCGAGACACGAGGAAGGCAGCATGAGGAGCGTCAAGGACGCTGGCCCCGGCGAGGTTGACCGGCTGAGGCGTAGGATCGGACGGGCGCTCGGCGCTCAGGCGATCACCGCCGAGGATCACGAGTTCATCCGCACGCGGCTCGACGAGATCGACCAGCGGATCGCGGAGATGGAAGAGGAGGACGATGGCACGGCCTAAAGCCATCCGGTCCATCAAGGATCAGAAGGCATACATCCACATGACGCTCGTGGCGGATGCTGGGTGGGGCAAGACGGTGTTCGGAGGCTCGGACGAGGACGTGCTGTTCCTCACGTGCGACCCCGAGGGCACCATCTCCGCTGCCGCGATGGGCAGCTCCGCCGAAGAGTGGCCCATCAAGACCTACAAGGACCTGGACGAGGCGTACCGCTGGCTCCGTGACGAGGGTCACAAGGAGTTCAAGTGGGCCTGCGTGGACACGGTCGGAGGAGCCCAGCGCATCCTCCAGCGTTCCGCTCTCGACGCCTCGTACGCCGCCAACCCCGGCAAGCGCGACCCGGACGTTCCGTCCATGGACGTGCACCAGAAGGCGCAGATCCAGACCATCAAGTTCATCATGCAGTTCAACGACCTGCCGATGAACACGCTGTACACCGCGCACCCGTACAACCTGGAGGACGCGGAGGGCGAGCCCTACATCCTCCCGTACGTGCACGGTGGCAGGGGCGAAGTCGCCCAGCAGGCTCTCGGTCACATGAACGTGGCCGGGTTCGGGGTCATGGCAGAGGACGACAACGGTCGCGAGGTGCGCCGTGTCTACTTCCGCAACACCGGCCCTTACAGGGGCAAGGACCGCTTCGGCAAGCTACCCAGGTACATGGACAAGCCGACCCTGAAGCAGGTCCGCGAGCTCATCGAGGCTCCGGCCTCTCGCCCCGTCCGTAAGACCACAGCCAAGAAGACGACGGCCGCTCGCCGCGCCACGGCGTAACCACAAGGAGAAATCAGCACATGGCCAAGATGAAGTTCGGCGTTGGCAACAACGTCTCCACGGACTCCGGCTTCACCCCCTACGAGGGTCCGCTGCCGAAGCCGGGCGTGATCTACCCCGTCGTCCAGAAGTCGGCGTCCATCCGGCTGACCGGCGAGAACTCCAAGAACCCCGGCACCCCCTACATCAACACGATGTGGGAGATCG